CATACCAGTAATCTAAATTTTTACCCGCCATTATCTGCCAACACCCATTGTCCGTTTCTATACACTGCTAATCTACCTAGATTGTCAAATGTATACTCGCCCTCTACAGGATTCGATATCTCTTTTACTCTTACTTGTTCTGTCGAACCAGTCATACGTTCTCTAAACGTACCATTAACCGTTCAGCACGGTTAGTAACTTGGTTGTACCAAAGGCTATCTCTGCCTTCTTCTCCCGCTTGTTTCCAATCATGATCCTCAAGTGCAGCCCTGAAGTTTTTAAACTTACCTAATCGTGATCTGCCCATATTGAACATCATGTTAACTATTACTTCTTGTACTTCTCCTGGCCAGTCATTGAACTGTTCTCCGTATAAAGCAACACACTCACTAATTGAGGTGTCAAGGTCACGTTCAAAGCAGTCTCTAACTCTGTCTTCTGAGACAGGCGTGCCGACCTCTGCTCCAAACTCTGGATCTGATTCAAGGACCAGGTGGCCAACTCCGAAAGTTGGGTAGCCCAAATGGTCTTTATAAACTTCATAAACAACTCCCTCATCTATTTTTAGTTGCTCGTATACTGCATCTCTATTCATTGTGTGTTCCTCGTCTGTATTTGGCCTTTTGCCCAAACATAAATTCATTATTTTTGTGATATCAAACATCTGTCTTTGGTTTTACTACCTTACTTAAATTTGTTTTTTCTTGTGCAACTTCGCCATCTGTTAGTATGGAAAAGTCATCGTTATTAATATATGACGTTAACGCCCTGTTTGCAGCAGCCCATTGGTAAGTGTTATCATCGCTAACTCTTGCCCAACGTGTTCCGCTCTTACGGAAAAGTCTATGCGGTGTAAAATCTGTACGTAAAAAGTAGTCGCCTTCATCAGCCGTGGCTGTTGGAAAACTTGAACCACTGCCTACAACTTCAGCACCATTGGGTGCACCACCACCATAACCATACTCTATACCCACAGCAGGTTTATCTGGCACACTGCTATCAAAATATAAGTGCGCACTGTTCCTGTATTGTGGATCATTGCTTACATCGTTTTCAGCTTGTGCAAGTATTGCATCGTTGATAGCAAGCTCGTCCGCATACTTACTAATTAGGTTACGTAGATCTTCTTCCTCTTCTCCAGTACCCAAAATATCTCTGTACTCTTGACTGTCACTTATTGGTCCTAACTTAACACGCCATAAGTGTGGCCACCAACCTGGGTCAAATCCTTCTGCTGGTCGTGATGCATCTTGTATTACATAAAATCTGTTTACTGCGTCATCACTGCCTAACAGCAAGTCATCACGTAAGTGCGGAAGCTCAATTACATCTCCTGCCATTAGTTTCCTACCAATGCCCTCCACCATGCTCTCAATATGGAAATTCATATACACAGTGTCTGATGTTAGGAACGCACCAAACTGTGTTAGATCAAAGTCATTGTCCTGCATGTTGTACTGGCCACGGAGCTCATATATATTCTTATCGTATTTGCGATCACGGTTTTCCAAGAACAGCAAATCCTGGATAAACACCTCAGTGTCCTCCCCTCCTGTGCTGGGCCGTGTAGAGTCACCTGATTCAGGTGTTTCTTGTACACCCAAATACTTGTGTATGTGAACCCCAGTGCCGCCAGCGTAGATGTGTTCGCCCACAATGCGATCTATAAAATTGAAGTCATTGCGTTTAACTGGATTCCATAAACTTAAACGTGGCATATTGATCTCCGTTGTTATACACTATTTATCGGAAACTGTAAGTGCGTGACCTGGAAAAAAATAAATAGTAGTATCAGACAAACAGGACACAGTATGATAAAGGCAACACGTGGCGCTAGGCCTATTGAAGATTCTACTGTATCAAAGTGGTTAGACACTCATCAGTTTAAAGATATTGATTTAGACAAGTATGCAGACACGTGGCGCAATTGGCTTACCTTCACCAACATGAAGTCAATAAACGGTTTAGAAAACTTTCCATTTGTAGACTATACTCAAGGAACAAGTCAAACATTTGATAACTTTGTGCTCAAGCATAACAGGCACAGACAAATCAATTGGTTAGTTGGTGACTTTCAGTACCATAGATGCATTAGTAAGTTTGCAGAGTACAGGGAAATTACTACGATACACCCTGATTTTATGTATGGCAAAGACATGCATGCACTAATAATCAGTGCACCGTTTAGCGACTATGGTTGTATGCATCCTGATTTTGAAATACTCATGGATATATGCATGGACTTTAATATACCAGTTTGCTTAGACTTAGCATACTGGGGCATTGCAAAAAATGTACATCTGGATCTGGATAAGTATCCGTGCATAAAAGAAGTTACATGCAGTTTGAGTAAGCCCTTCCACACATTGGAAAATCACAGAGTGGGAGTCAGATTTACTAGAGATTATGCTGATGATGGTATCAGTATGCTAAACGAAGTAGACATGCAAAACAAATATAGTATGAGTTTAGGCGTACACTATATGAAAAACTTTTCTCCTGATTACATGTGGGAAAAGTATGGTGACACCCATTACACTGTGTGCACAGAATTGGATATATTTGTAACAGACACTGTAATATTTGGGATAAGCCAAGACGATAAAGACAAAGAATTTAACAGAGGCATAGACAATAACAATAGAATATGCATCTCACAATATTTAAAGCACAGGATTAGATATGATAGTTAACACACATAACGACTGGGATCCCCTAGAAGAGATCATCGTTGGCAGAGCTGACCACAGTCGTATTGCTACAGACATCAGTGCAAGAAGTTTTAGTTATGCAGATAGTACGCCCGATCAGTTACCACCACAAGGGCCTTATCCACAATGGCTGATTGATGAAGCAAATGAAGACGCAGATGGATTGGCAGATACTCTCGCAAAAATGGGTATAACCGTTCATCGTCCCAAACAAGTTGATTGGGAAAATACAGAATACAACATAGGACAGGGCTGGCAAAGCAAGGGCTGGTACAGTTGGTGTCCCAGAGATCTAATACTACCACTGGCAGACATGTTAATAGAAACACCTACGCCTGTACGTGCTAGGTATTTCGAAACCAGAATATACGAAGACATCATGTACGAAGCATTTGAAGATGGTGCACTGTGGTTACAAACTCCTAAGCCCAAGTTATTAGATCAAGATTATCAATTTGCTGATCTCAGCAAGCCCACATTATTAGATAACGAAATTTGTTTTGATGCACCCAACATTGTGCGTGTAGGCAAAGACTTACTATACCAAGTAAGTAACAGCGGAAACATGAAAGGGTTCAAGTGGCTCAAGCGGTTCTTGGAGCCCATGGGTTACAGATTACATTACAGTGAGTTATATAGTTTTGCACACTTTGATAGCACTATTATACCACTGCGCCCAGGTTTAGTGCTACTAAATAGTACGCGAGTAAATCCTGACAACTGTCCAGAGATATTTAAAAACTGGGACAAGATTTATTTTGAAGATTGTGTAGCACGTGGTAATGCAATTGAAGGTTACCCACCACCATGCTCTCCATATATTGGTATGAATATATTAAGTATCGACCCCAATACTATTGTGTGTGATAGCGCACAAGAGCCATTGATGCGTGAACTGGACAAGTATGGAATAGATAGCGTACCAGTACAATTTAGGCATGCAATGACACTCAGCGGTGGAATACATTGTGCTACATTGGATCTTCGACGCAAGGGAACCTTGGAGGATTATTGTGGTTGAGGGACATGTAGATTTAAGTTTTATCACTGACGATATGTTGTCGTCGATAGAATTCAACGAAGTCAATGACGTTCCGCATGGTAACGGACTTTGGACAGAGCTAGGTATTGAAGAACCAAAATACGTACCTGGTACAACAAACGTACATCAGGTATTTGATACTGCATGCCCAAAATGGGCAGACAAAGTTAAGGGCCTGTTCCCATGGGTAGAGCATGGTTCAGTAACACTAAACAAATTAGAGCCAGGACAATTTATAGCACCACATGCTGATACATTGTACCGCCTCAAACAGTATATTAAAGAACGCGACCTAGATATTCAAGATTCTAAAATTGTCAGGGTAAATATATTCTTACAAGACAAACAGATTGGACACTTTCTGGATGTAGGCAATGTAGGCATAGGAGAGTATCGCAAGGGAGACTATGTATTGCTATACCCAGGTATAATACATACCGTGGGTAATTTGGGATACACAAACAGATACACAATGCAAATCACAGGCATAATGAAAAAGAGAGAAATTAAATGAAAATTTTTATGACCGGTCACAACGGTTTCATTGGCGGCTATATGGTAGAGAGACTACAAGAGCACCACGAACTACATTACCTTGAGCATGATCTCAGAGATCACCAAGCAGTTCGTAATCAGCTTTTGCGTGTCGATCCAGAACTAATCATACACTTGGCTGCCAGAACAGAAGTAGAGCAGAGCTTTTACGAGCAAATAACATTTAGCGATATCAATTATACTGGTACAGTTAATTTAATTGAATGTGCACGTGAGCTTACAAACCTAAAGAACTTTGTGTTTGCTAGTACAATGGAAGTGTACGGATGGCAACCAATATCAGATGTAATCAGAGAAAATGAAGAAGATACCAACAACATCCCAGCGTTTACTGAAGAAACCCCTCCTAATCCTAACGCTCCTTATGCTGTCGCAAAATATGGTTGTGAAAAATATTTTGAATATGCACACCGTAGTTATGGGTTACCCTTCACGGCCATACGCCAAACTAACGCTTACGGCAGACGAGACAACAACTTTTTTGTAACAGAACAAATCATTTATCAGATGATGACCAACGATAAAGAAATCAACTTGGGCTATGGTGAACCATACCGTAACTTCATATACATTGATGACATGTTGGATGCCTGGCAGGCAGTGATCGAGAATCCTGATAAAGTACAAGGACAGATTTTGTGTATTGGTCCCAACGATCCAATTAAGATCAAAGACTACGTACAAATGATTGCTGACAAGTTGGAATGGAAGGGAGAAGTATTTTGGAATACCAAACCCAAACGTCCAGGTGAAATATACTTGCTAAACAGCAGTAATGAAAAAATTACTAGTTTACTAGGGTGGGAGCCCAAAGTATCATTAAATGATGGTGTAGATCGTACTATTGCAATATGGAAGGACCTTTTGGAAAACGACAAACCCTTCAATAATAATACGAAGTTTAGCAGAGGCAAGTGATGTCATTGAAGATAGGCTTTTTACAGCCTAACTTCCAAACTGGCCCTAAACATTTAAATAGTTTCTATTTACCTTATGCACTTGGTTGTCTGTGGAGTTATGCTCGCCAACATCCAGAAGTCACTGATAATTATGAGGTGGCTGGCTGGATGTTCCAGCGAGAAGATCTTGAACAGGCCGTAGAAAAATATAAGCATTGTGACATTGTTTTAGCAAGCATGTATGTGTGGAATGCACGATACTGTTTTAAATTGCTATCCATGCTTAAACAAGCTAATCCTGATATGATTGTAGTAGTGGGTGGACCAGAGGTTCCCTGGAGACGTAAATCGTTTTTTCTGGAACACCCCTATATTGACACAGTAGTAATAAATGAGGGAGAGCAAGCTATACTTCAAATTTTACGTAGTGTAGCACAAGGCGAAAAACCACCACAAACAGTGCAGTTTGACAGAATGATAGAACTGCATGACCTACCAAGTCCATACCTCACTGGACTTTTTGACCAGCTAATAGCAGATAACCCTGATATAGAATGGGTACCAACACTAGAGACTGACAGAGGTTGCCCATTCAAGTGTACGTTTTGTGATTGGGGTAGTGCTACTGGCAGTAAAATGTACAAGTTTAATCAACAGCGTATACAAGATGAGATAACATGGTTTGTGGATTGTGGTATGCCGTTCATAACCATGACTACAAGTAACTTTGGTGCCTTTAAGGTACGTGACATGGAAGTTGCTAAAATGTTTGTAGCGGCAAATAAGCGCACAGGCAGACCCACAGCAATCAGTACTAGTTATGGTAAAAATAATGCTGAGACTATTTTTGAGATCAGCAGGCTCCTACTAGATGCTGGCATCCAAACAGGTGCGGCTGTGAGTTTCCAGACCACAACAGCAGAAGTACTCACAAATATCAAGCGTGACAACATGAAAATTAATCGGGTGGGCGATGTAGCTGACAAGGCCAGAGCATACGGCATGCCAGTACTCACTGAATTGATCATGGGCTTGCCTGGAGAAACATTTGACAGTTGGGTAGCAAATTTAAACGAAGTATTCGTGCATAAAATTATTAATCTAGATGTATTCTTTTTACAACTGATAGAAAATGCTCCCATGAATGTCAACGACACAGAACGATTTGAACTCACAAGTTTCGCCGCTTACGATTACTTTTATGAAACCACTGGTAGTGTTAAGCAGGAATTAGAACAAGGCACTGCTGAAGTTGTTAATGTAATCAAATCCACTAGCACACTGTCAGAAGAAGAACTGTTTCGTGTTAATGAATTTTCCTGGTTTGCTGTGGGCACACATTGCTACGGACTAAGCACACACATTGCTGACTATCTGTATAAGCACAAGGGTGTGCAGTACAGTGACTTCTATCTGGGACTAATGGACTACCTAAAACAAGACAGTAAAATTGCATCCTGGTTTGATGATTATCGCAAAGTAAACAACTTTTGGAAACAAAATGGATACTCACATGGCGACATAGGCGGCTTCGTAATGGATGGAGGATGGAAAGCCATGAACAGTTTTATGCCTGTGATACACCATAACCAATACCTTCCACAAATGATAGAACATGTAATAGCATACTGTGCCCGTTATGATCTTGACCCAGCAGTAGTAGATGATGTCAGAACCATAGTACCACTGTATATTAAGCATCATGGTAGCTATATACGTGAACCATTACGGATAACACTAAAGTCAGACCTCTTGGGTTACAGCAAGCTCAGTGTACAAGATCGTTATAATCATTTCCCAGAAACCCTCAAAGACCACGTTGATTACATGTTTTTTGCTAGAAGACGCAACTGGTATCTAAATTTATTAGAAGAAGTAGTTGACAGTCAGTGATTTCTTGCTATAATAAGTAAATACTAGTTAAACAAGCGGAGTAAATCATGGCAAAACGTAAATCTGGAGAAATATCAGCAGCAGGTATCACAGCACCTGATTGGGGTATGGTAGACTGCGACATTAAGCCCTTCACTACTAATGGTATCAAGTGGAACTATGAGCGCCTGCTACGTAGTGCACTCTGGTATGCCCATTATGAGGTATCCTCTAAAAACCTCATGGCAGAGTTTCTCAAGTACTGTAATAAAAAGTTTAACAAGGATGACGTTAAACTGCTCAAGAAGCTCAAGGACTGGGAATTTACCGTTATTGGTAAGTACACCTATATCATTGGCAAAGGCGGCAAGCTAGATGAGGAACTGCTCAAGCGTATTGATGGCTTTTACGAGCAATTCCTGGAAAAGGCCAAGAAGATTGCTGCGTTAGAACAGAATGAGATTGATGCGACAGAAGCAAAGCCTGCGGCTCCAGTAGTTAGCATACAACAGCGTATGAAAGATCAAGTGGTTGATTTGTGTGGCTTGTGGGACGGTATGATTGATGAAATTTGTACTGGCAACCTCACAACACGTAAGTTTGATGCATACATGGATATGAAGCGTAGTGCTGTAGAAATCAAGCCAGCCCATGCTAAAATTATCAAAGACATCTACAAAGCAGAATACGATGAAGCATTGTTGGTGGCAGACTGGAAAGATGACGAAATCAAAGAAGCATACTCTAACTTAAACTCATCTAAGGTACGTAAAGAGTTTGTGGCGTTCTTTGAAAAGTTATACACTGCATGCGACACAGTGATTAACGAAGGAAAAGCAACTCGCAAAACACGAATTAAAAAGGCACCCAGCAAGCAAAAGCTAGTGGAAAAGCTCAAGTACAAAGACTCAGAAAGTACATTGGCATTGGCAAGTATCAATCCTCTGGGCATTATTGAAGCGAGCAAGCTATGGGTATACAACACAAAGACCCGTAAGTTGGGCGTGTATGTAGCAGATCCCTTGCAAGGACCACTTAGCGTTAAGGGTACAAGCATTACTGGTTTTGATCCAGCAACCAGTACACAGAAGACTATTCGTAAGCCTGATGTACTCAAAGGTGTAGCAAAACTTGCCAGAACTAAGTTTGACAAGTTGTACACTGAACTGACTACAACAGAGACAAAGATGAATGGCCGCACTAATGAACACACAATCCTTGTGAAAGTGTTCTAAATTAGATAAATACTTGTATGGCTATTAATCAATTAGGATATCAATCCAGAGAACAATTAATCAAGGAACTCCAGTTACGTCTAGCTGACGGCATTGTGGATGTAGAACTTGACCGCGATCATTACGACATAGCAATCAACAAAGCTATTTCAACATATCGTCAACTTAGCTCAGGTAGCGTTGAAGAGAGTGTTGTGTTTATCCAAACACAACCAGATGTCACAGACTATACTCTGCCCGACGAGGTAATGGAAGTACGCAGATTATTCAGGCGTGGTGTTGGTACTAACAGTGGTACTGGCAGTAATTTTGATCCTTTTGATATGGCATTCAATAATATGTATTTGTTGAACGCAGGACAAAGTGGTGGACTGGCAACATTTGATGCATTCTCCCAATACAAGGAAACAGTTGGAAGACTATTTGGTAGTGAGTATGACTTTACATACAATCGTAACACCAAGGTTCTTAAGATACTCAGAAATGTCAGAGTAAACGAAGAAGTTGCTGTAGAAGTTTATAACTTTGTACCTGAACATATTTTGCTATCAGATGTATATGCATCTCCATGGTTGAGTAACTATGCCATGGCCACAGCAAAGCAAATATTAGGCGAAGCACGTAGTAAATATCAAAGCGGTTTGCCTGGAGCAGGCGGCGCAATCACACTAAACGGTGACGCCCTTAAAGGCGAAGCACTACAAGAAATGGATATGTTGAAGCAATCGTTGCATAACATGGAAGAAGGAAATTCTCCACTAGGCTTCATCATAGGATAACCCTCAACACACAGGACAACAACACATGGCAGTACCAGTAATTGGATTGATCGGCTTCATAGGATCAGGAAAAGATACAGTAGCGTCCAGGATGATACAACAGGGCGCAACACGTGACAGTTTTGCCTCCCCACTAAAAGATTTAACAGCAAGCGTATTTGGCTGGCCCAGAGAATTACTGGAAGGTGATACTGTTGAAAGCAGAGACTTCCGTGAAACAGCAGACATGTTCTGGGGCCGCAAACTAGGTATCCCAAACTTTACCCCCAGACTAGCATTGCAATTGATTGGCACAGACGTCATGCGCAATCACTTCCACACAGATATTTGGCTCAGCAGTCTGGAATATAGACTCAGATTGCGTAAAAAACACTCAACCACAGTTGTAATTAGTGATGCTAGGTTCCGCAATGAGCTCTCCCTTATTAAACAAATGGGAGGCAAAGTTATCTGGGTACAGCGTGGTGAGTTGCCAGAATGGTACAGTACAGCAGTAAAAGCTAATGAAGGCAATGTAATTGCTAAAAAGGTTATGGAAACAAAATACTGCGACATTCACAGCAGTGAATGGGACTGGGCAGGCTTTGATGTAGATTATATTGTGAAAAATGACGGTACACTTGATGAGTTATACGATCAACTCGGAGTAATCCAAGCGCAAATCTCAGTACCAAAATTGCAAGCTATTTAGCAAAAACCTCCAAAAAACGAACCACCCAAACTCGTTAATACGCTAAAATATCCCTTTTTGTATAAATACTATTATACCAATTAACCACAAATGGGAGATTTCACAATGGCAGAATTAGTATCACCTGGTGTAAGTATTAGTGTAACTGACGAAAGTTTTTACGCTGCTGCTGGCGCAGGCACAGTACCTTTACTTGTTATTGCTACAGCACAGGACAAACCAGCACCAGAAGGTTCTGGCATTGCTAGTGCAACAACAGCAGCAGAAGCAGGAAAGGTTAATCTTATCACAAGTCAGAGAGAGCTATTGTCTCTTTATGGCAATCCAGTTTTTAAATCCACTGGTAGCACACAGCTCCATGGTCATGAACTAAACGAATATGGACTTTTGGCAGCTTACAGCTTCTTGGGTGCATCAAACCGTGCATATGTTGTACGTGCAGATGTTGACCTAGATGCACTAGCACCAAGAGTATCTGAGCCTGTTGCACCACCAGCCGCTGGTTCCTACTGGCTAGACACTTCAACTGTTTGGGGTTTAAAGCGTTGGGACGGTACCAAGTGGGTTAGACAAACTGTCACGGTACCTGTAGCAAGTCAAATGATTAACGGATCACCAAAGCCTGCATTTGGTCAGGATGGTGAGTTTGCAGCAGTTTATTATAACTCTGCTGGTCTTACACTAGATTCAGTCAAGTTGTTCCACAAAATATCAGGCAACTGGTACACAATTGGCGAAACAGCATGGCAAGGCGCAACTAGCAGTGAGTATCTAATAGCACAACATACTAACCTTCCAGCTGCAAGAGCAGGTGGTGGTCAGCTAGTAGTAGGCGATATGCTTGTACAGATGACTGAGCAAAACGCTGGTACTGATTGGGACCTAAGCGTTTACTCAAATGGACAATTTGTAAGTGCACCAGTACTTACTAGAGAGTTCTCACACGAAGCAGCTGCAGAATATGCAAAGACAGGTTTGTCTGTTGGTGATATTTGGGCTAAACTTGACTCAAGTCTTGCTAAACTTGAACTAAAGCGTTGGACTGGTGCACAAACAACACGTGCTCAAGGCATTGAAATATTGGCTAACCAGATTCCAGCAGGTGTACACGGTACAAGTACCGTTGCTGTAGTTATTGACGTAAACAATGGTTTTGCTCAAAACGGTGCAGCTGGCCAAATCAACGTAACACTAGACGGTTACGATTCAGATGGTGATGGCTTCCTAACTGTTGATGATGTTGTTAGTGCGATTAACAATGCAATTAGTGGCTCAACTGCTTCATTAGCATTCACAACTGGCCTAACATGTGTTAACCTTGACAACAAAATTGTACTTGAGTCAGCACTAGCATATGATATCAAGATCTCAGGCGGAACAGTTGCTAACTTTGACGCTACTGACCTTGGTCTTGAAGATTCCGTTCCTTACACCAACTGGGCTGTATTGAGCTACGAAGCTTCTGCAACAGCAATTGAAGGTTCACTTGCAGACGGTACACTATGGTACGATTCACTAATATCTAACACAAACATAGATATTATGTATAACAATGCTGGTACATGGGCAGGCTATCCTGGTGATGTACAGGTTACTGCAACTCAGCCAACAACACAATCTGATGGCGCATCACCTCTTGTGGCGGGCGACCTTTGGATCAGCGCCGCTGACCTAGAAGAATACCCACGCATTTATAAGAGAACTGCATCAAACACATGGGCAGAAGTTGATACAACTGACCAGGTAAGCGGAGACGGCATACTATTTGCAGACTTCCGTTCAGTTAAAGGCGCAGCAGTAGATGCAGACGCACCACAACCTACACTATACCCATATGACATACTAGGATGGAACTTCCGTTTGTCAGGCGGCAACGTTAAGAAGTGGAATGCTTCTGAAGGTGTTTGGGAGAACTACAGTGCGAATAAAGCAGACGGTTCACCTAACTTGCTACGTAGAGCACAACGAGCAGCAGTTGTTAGACAGCTACAAAGTGCTATCGCAAGCAACACAGACCTACGTAACGAAAGCAACCGTTTCAACCTAATCTCATGCCCAGGTTACCCTGAGCTACTAGATGATATGATCACACTGAACGTAGACCGTAAGGAAACAGCGTTTATTGTTGGTGATGCTCCATTACGTCTAGCCGCAGATGCAACAAGCACACAAGCGTGGGCTAACAACGAAAATGTTGCTTCAGAGAATGGTGAAGATGGTTTGATCACAACTAATGCATATGCAGCAATTTACTACCCACATGGTTTGACAACAAACCTAGACGGTTCAAATGTTGTTGTTCCAGCATCTCACATTGCACTACGCACAATGGCGTTTAACGACCAGGTGGCATTCCCATGGTTTGCACCAGCTGGTTTCCAACGTGGTGTTGTAACTAATGCATCAAGTGTCGGTTATGTAGGCACAACTGGTGAGTTTACACCAGTTGCATTGAGCGAAGGACAACGTGATAGTTTGTATATTAACAATCTAAACCCAATTGGTTCGTTCCCAGGCAGAGGACTTGCAGTATTTGGTCAGAAGACTCTATACGCACAGGACAGCGCACTGGATCGTGTCAATGTTGCACGTTTGGTAGTTTATATCCGTGAGAGACTAGACGACATCGTGAAGCCATTCTTGTTTGAGCCAAACGACGAAGTAACACGTCAGAACGCCAAAACTGTGGTAGACCGTTTCTTAGCAAACTTGGTAACACAGCGTGGTTTGTTTGACTTTGTTACAGTTTGTGATACAAGCAACAATACAGCAGCACGTATTGACCGTAATGAGCTACACATTGATATTGCAATTCAGCCGCTTAAAGCGATCGAATTCATATATATTCCAATTCGTGTACAGAACACATTGGGTCAATCCAACTAAGTTATTATTTCTTAGTACAAAAAGGGCGCCTAGTGCGCCCTTTTTTATTGATTAAAAGCTGTAGTTAATGCTTTTTTGGGTTTTTAGATAAATATCTGTATAGAAAAACAAACGAACAAATGTTCATGGGAGATTTTAACTAATGGCAGCAGAAATTCAGAGAGTTAACACTACTAGCAAGTTTGGTGTACCTGTAACAGGAAACACTGGCTCTGGTATGTTAATGCCAAAACTAAAGTATCGTTTTAGAGTAAGTCTACTGGGTGGTTTTGGTGGTCAGCCAGAATCTCGTGTACTTACACAAAACGTACAATCAGTAACACGTCCAAAGATTTCATACGAAGAAGTAATTCTTGACAGCTACAACAGTCGTGCGTATGTACAGGGCAAGCATAGTTGGGAGCAGATCTCACTTACAATGCGTGATGACATCACTAATGGTGTTTCAAAGTCAGTAGGTGCACAGATCCAGCGTCAGCTAAACCACTTCCAGCAGACAACTCCTGCTGCAGGTGCAGATTACAAATTTGATATGCAAATAGAAGTATTGGATGGATCCAGCACAGGTGCTACAGAAGTATGGTACCTTG